TATGAAGCAATGCCTAACTGGCCTATGGTTTCCTTACCGCATGGTGCAGCGTCAGCTAAGAAAGATATACAAAAACAGTTACCCTTATTCCAGGGTTACGAAGAGATTGTATTATTCTTCGATGGTGACGAACCAGGTCGTAAGGCTGCCGAGGATGCGGCAGGGATATTACCGTCAGGTAAAGTTAAAATCGCCCGTATGGACTCTTACAAAGATCCGTCAGAGGCGTTGCAGGCCAATGACTCGGAGGCTATAAGGAAAGCGATATGGGACGCTAAACCATACAGACCAGATGGAATAGTAGATGGAAAGAATTTATTACAACTAGTTACAACACCACAAAAACCATATGATCATGAATACCCATTCGAGGGACTTAACAAGAAACTACACGGGATCAGGTATGGAGAACTTACAACATTTACTTCAGGCACTGGTTCAGGAAAAACCTCAATCATGCGGTACCTTGCAACTGACTTACTCAACAAAGGTGAATCGGTTGGGATCTTGGAACTTGAAGCAAGTAATAGAAGAACAGCTCTTGGATTGATGTCCACAGCAGTTGGTAA